CCTCGTCGAAGGAGACATACACCAAACAAATGCTGATAAGATTGGGGTTACACGAAAACAAATCAAGACAATTTCGTACGCATTTTTGTACGGAGCTGGAAATGCCAAACTAGGACACTCTTATGACAAATTACTTTCACAGTCAAACGCTGAAAAGAAGGGCAAAGAAATCCGTGAAGCTTATATTGCTGCCATACCGGGTCTTGCAGAACTCTTGGAGGGCGTACAAAAAGCTAGTGAGAGGGGTTATATACTTGGACTCGACAAGCGTAAGATCCTCGTTGACAAAGGACATAAGGCTTTAAATTACCTATTGCAAGGGTCGGCTGCAATAATAGCTAAGAAATGGATGGTTACCACTCATGACCATATCAAAGAAATGGATTTACACTGTAACCAGCTCGCTTTTATTCATGACGAGTTGCAGTTTGAATCAGAGCCAGAACATGTTGATGATCTCAAATCTCTTCTTGTTCTCTCCGCTGCTGAAGCAGGCGAGTATTACAATATGCGAATACCCGTAGGTGCTGAAGCAAAAGACGGAGCCTCATGGGCTGAAACCCACTAACATATGAAATTATTAATAGATGCAGACTTCATCGTCTACAAAAACTGCGCGGCTGTCGAGACTGAACTTGATTTTGGTGATGATGTCATCATTGTCACTTCTAATTTTAGCGACGCATACGCCGCAACAAATAGAGAACTTACCAGAATTAAAAACAAATTTGGGTCATTCTCTGATGTAATACTATTCTTCTCAGACAGTGAGAATTTTAGAAAGAAAATTTTACCCGAATATAAGGGACACAGAAATCGTAAAAAACCTTGTGGATACAAGCGTGTTATAAACGAACTGAAGAAAGAGTATAAGGTTATTATTAAACCTACACTCGAAGCTGATGATACCATGGGTATCTACGCTACAAAATACCCAGGTAATTGTATAGTCTCACCTGACAAGGACATGAGACAGATACCTGGACAGTTATATAACTTTGATGAAACATTCACAGTCAGCAAAGAAGAAGGTGCTAAATGGCATCTAATTCAATCAGCTGCTGGGGATCAAACAGATGGTTATAGCGGAGTACCAGGGATTGGAGTCAAAAGAGCTACTGCAATCTTTGAATCTAAAGGCTATAGTTGGAAAACTTTAGTTGAAATGTATGACGAAAAAGGCTACACAGCTTTAACTGCTATTACAAATGCTCGACTTGCACGTATACTAACTGTAGATGATTATGACTTCGACAAAAAACAACCCATTCTCTGGTCCCCCGCCGCCGATTACAAAGTTAACAATGGAACAGGATCTAAAGTTAAGACAACTTGAGATCGCCTTAGAACGTGAAGATGTTGACATGAAAGATGTCGCCACTGTATTCATTGCATTACAACGCCAAAACTTTGTAATGGCTAATTCAATCACCAATTTAATAGACAAATGGCCCACGGTCCCACCTACTATAAAAGAGGTTCCAACGATGTTTGGGATTTTATTAGGGAACAAGGATTAAACTTTCACCTTGGTAATGCTATCAAGTATATCTGCAGAGCAGGTTTCAAAGGTTCCAAGATAGAAGACTTAGAGAAAGCAATCCACTACTTACAAAACGAACTCCACCATGAAAAAGACGTTTATTTCCGAGCAAGCCAAGGAATTCCGTACGAAGTACCAACTCAAGAACTCACAGGATCGCTCCACGAGATCGTGTCAGAAAAATCTGATTGTTGAGGAGTTCAAGGAATTCTTAGAAGCTGAGGGTTCTTTATTTAGAGATCACCCTACAGTACAGGAAGAAGCGTTAAAAGAACTAGCTGATCTAGTATATGTATGTTATCAATACGCCGAGAACATGGGTTGGTTTTTAGATGAAGCATTAGATAGAGTACATAAAAGTAATATGTCTAAGCTAGGAGAAGATGGCAAACCTATATATAGAGAAGACGGAAAGGTTCTTAAAGGACCAAATTATAAACTACCAACTTTAACAGATTTATTTTAATGGCACAACTTATCTCCCGCACTGGTCGGGTCCAATCATGGTTGGATAACCCAGAATCAAGACTTCCAGTGAGCTGTACTGTATTCGTCGTTGAGGACTCTATGGAGGGTCCAGAAGGCATAGAGGCTAGCTGGAGATTCGTATCTCATGCACTCAGACATGGGGCAGGGTGCGCTGTACACTTATCAAAACTCAGACCTAAAGGTCACGAGAATGGGAAAGGACTTACAGCAAGTGGTCCAGTTTCCTTTGCAAAAATCTATTCAACTTTAAATGAAACACTTAGAAGGGGCGGAGTCTATAAGAACGGGGCTGTTGTTGCTCATCTTGACATTAACCACCCCGATATTATTGAGTTCGTGCAAGCTCCTAGATCTGAACTCTCTTGGATCAAAAGGTGCGTCAACCTTGATACAGGACTCTGGTCTCAAGCAGACACCGCTACCAAGTCTGCCATCATTGAAGGAATTAAATCCGGAGACATCTGGCTCAATAAAATAAAGTATGAAAATGGGAAACGAATACGCGGCAACGTCTGTCTTGAGGTTTACCTGCCCTCACGTGGAACATGCTTGCTCCAACATGTCAATCTCTCAGCTTGTGAACCACGGGACTTACAAAAGGCTTTCGCTCAAGGTATGTCCGAGTTGTGCGATCTCCATGGGAGAACAGGTGTTGGAGGGACTGGAGAGTACCTTCCGTCAGAAACAGACAGGCAAGTCGGACTTGGAATGCTCGGACTGGCCAACTTACTCAGACGCTTAAAGATTAGCTATGCTGACTTTGGTCATGCCTTAGATTCTATTAACCATAATGGTGTAGGGGCTAATGTAGCTAGTAAACCAGCACATGACTTAGCTTGGTCTTTAAAAGAAGCAATAGAAGGCGCAGCATATATAGCTAAGAGTCACGACATGGTAAGAGCTTTTGCTATAGCTCCTACAGCTAGTTGTAGCTACAGATCTAAAGATCTAGATGGTTACACAGCTACTCCAGAAATAGCACCTCCTATAGCTAGGAGTGTAGATAGAGATAGTGGTACCTTTGGTGTAGAACACTATGATTATGGCGATGTAGAGATCGCTAGCGAAGTCGGCTGGGATGCTTATAAGAGTGTCGCAGACGGAATCGTAACTATGTTAAATGATACGGGACTTCTTCACGGCTATAGCTTTAACTCTTGGAGTGATGTTATAGAATACGATATGAACTTCGTGGAAGAGTGGTTATTGTCACCTCAAACCTCCCTTTATTATAGCCTGCAAGTAATGGGCGACGTACAAGATAAAACAGATGCGTATGCAGCATTAGATAAATCCGAGGTCGATGATTACTTACAGGATATTATCGGAAACGAACCAGTAACCTGTGATTGTCAAGAGTAATGAGAAAACATCCTTATCAGAAATTATTAGAAAGAAAACGAAGCTGGACACCAGTTAAACCCTCAAAAGGAGTATATAAAGAAGGTGCAGACGAAACCATCAAACGTGCACTCGCAATACGTCATATGGAGTTACCAGTTGGAGACTTCATCAGTGAAGCACTTGAAAAAGAAGTACCATCACTTGCTAGGGAACTTCTTGAATCGAACGTTAAAGACGAGATTAAACATGATATTGCCCTGGGTTACATAGCTCAGGTCAATGGAACAGATTCACAGTCAGAAAAGGAGGCAATCAAATTAAGAGATGCTTGGATTGAGCACCCTGACCATACCCTACTTAAAGCACTTGTCGCAGAGCGAGCTATATTCTTTGTTTTA